CTCCGGAACCTGACACTTGGTCAAGGTATTTATCCTTGTACGGTGAACGGTTACGATGATGGCGGCAACGAGATACTGAAGCCGGTTACGGATAGCCGGGTACAGGCTTTTGTCGCTTCCCGGAATGTAAGGCGCTACATGGAGAAGGTATTACGGGATTATCTGAAGTTCGGCAACGGGGCTGTCCAGTTCGTTCCGTCGGCAGCCGGCAATTCTTTTGCAGGTGTCAATCCGGTTAATGCGCTTTATCGGCGCTATTCCGAAGTGGATGAATACGGGGCTTGCAAGTGTATTGTTTCCGGATACTGGCCGCAGCGTCCGGACAAGGGGCAGTACACCAAGCTGGAGGTATTGTCTGAATATGATCCGCAGATGCACGCCGAGGTGTTAAAGTTTGCCGGGAAGATGAAGAACGGTTTTATCCTGCCGGTGCGTGACAGCTGGAGCAATGACGATCTTTACGGCATGCCTGTCTGGTGGCCGGCATACGTTTGCGGATGGGTGGAGATTGCCCATCTCATCCCCCATTTCCTCAAGAAAGCCTATAAGAACCAGATTACCTGGAAGTGGCATGTACAGATACCATACTCCTATTGGGAAAAGAAATACCCTTCCAAGGACTATTCCGTCACAGAACGCGAAGCGGCCATTCAGAAGTATATGGACTCGGTAGAGCAGAATCTCTGCGGGCCGGACAATGCGGAGAAACCGATCTTCTCACATTATGCTGTCAATGAGATGAACGGCAGGATTGAAGAGGAATGGAAGATCAAGCCGTTGGAGAATAAATACCAGGGCAGCGACAACCTTCCGGTATCGGCAGCCGCCAACTCCGAGATATTGTTTGCCTTAATGGTCAATCCCAATGTGCTCGGTGCCGGTATGCCGGGCGGTACATACGCCGGCAATCAGGGCGGTTCCAATATACGTGAGGCGTTCCTTGTGAATATTGCCAATGCCTGGATTGACCGGCAGAATATTCTGGATCCGATTGAACTCTACATAAAAATGAACGGTATGCCGGAGTGTGAACTGCGTTTCCGCAATACCATTTTAGTAACCCTCGATACCGGAAGCGGTACCAAAAAAACGTTGAGCTAATGATATTCAGTGCAGAGAAATGGAACAAGGGTGCCGAACTCAAGGCGCTGATGAAGGTGAATACCGCGATTTCGTTTGACATGATGGAGGCGCCGCTTCGGGGTGCCTTCCGACAATACCTTGTACCGTTATTAGGCGATGCGATGGCGGGCGAAGTGGTTGAAATCTATAATTTCGGTCCGGATCCGGATGTGTTGGAACAGAATACTGAAGGGGCAACCGAACGGGAGAAGCTGGATGCCCGGCTGCTTGAGATCTGCCAGCGTGCGAATGCGAACTTGGCGTTCTGGAATGATTTCGATGAAATCAGCGTCAGGATCACGGATGCGGGATTTCAACGGCAGAAGTCCGACAATGAATCCTTTCAAGGGGTCTATAAGTATCAGGAAGACAATCTTCGCATGTCTTTCCGCAACAAGGGGTTCAATGCGCTGGATGAATTGCTTGAGTTCCTGTATGCCCATATAGCGGAATATCCGGAGTTTGCGACCTCGCAGGCTTACCAGGACCGCAAATCCGCTATTGTCCGCAGTACCGCGGATGTGAATGATGTCTGTTTCATTGGCGGCAGCCGGATTATCTTCCTGCGGTTGCAGCCACATTTGAAATTTGTGGAGGAAATGCTGCTTCAACCGGCTATCGGTGACAGGCTTTACGAGCACCTGATTGACGGGCTGGTCAATCCGCCTGAAGATGAAGAGCGGCGGAAGAATGTGGAACGTTTGCGCCTGGCTTGTTCCCGCTACATCGGGACAATGGCGGTCAGACGGCTGTTGATGGAGACGGGCAGCATTACGGACCGCGGGCTGTACTTCACTACAATCCGGTCAGGTGAAAAGGGCAATGAACAGAAAGAGCCGGTCGATACGAAACGGATAGCTGTACAGATACAGAACCTGAAGGCGGATGCCGACATGTACATGACGGCATTGCTGCGGATTGCCCGCAGTTATTTTACTGACTACTATGCCGGTGATCCCCGCAGGATATTCGACCGGGACAATGACCGTAAACGTACATTCTGGGTATGAGAGAGCTTCGTATGGCATATCGCAGCTTCGGTGTCCGGCGTGAGGCTATACGCCGGGTGCCTCAGAAATGGGAAGAACTGACACCGGATCAGTTCCTGCTCGTGTCACGGTTTTACCTTCAGGAGACGGATGAATCATCCTTCCTGAAGGAGTTCTATTCCCTACCTTCCGGTGTCATTGCGGACAGCTATTACAGGTATAAGCTGAGTGAGTTACTTGAGTTCATCAGCGATTGCCGTGTCCGGATGGATCGCTTTATCCTTTCCGGTGTGGCCGGATTGAAGGCACCGGGTGAACGCCTGAAGGGGATGTGTTTCGAGCACTTCATGCATGTGGACACCGCCTTCAACCGCTATGCGCGTGACGGCAAGGATGCCTCACTGGATACTTTCATATCAATGCTGTACCTGAAGCATAACGAATATATTGTCCTACCGGCGGGTGGAAAAAACGGCTTATTTAGCAGGCAGAAACCGCTGATACTGCAAAAACGGCTGGCGGAAGTGGCGAAGATAGACAGGCATGTCAAGTATGCCATATTCCTGAACTACGTTTTTGTCAAGAGGTGGCTTTCCAAGGCGTTCCCTTTCCTGTTTCCGTTGAATGAAGAACCGGAACCGGAGAAGAACAAAAATAAACCGGCCGCGCCATCGGTCAACTGGCTTGATATCTTCGATGCCTTTGTCGGTGATGATGTGGCGGTGATGGAGAAATACCAGGCAATGCCGGTGGCAACGGCGTTCCGCCTGCTCAATAAAAGAATACGTGACGCTCAAAAACAGAAGAAATGACATTTTCAGAGTACATAGAGAGTTTAGCCGAAAGACACGTCGATATCCGGCATAAAGAGAATGGCGAGGTACATTTCCTTTCATCCGAACGGGAGAAGCACACGGCACTGGACAGTGTGCTTCACTATCCGGCGGTGATTCTGGACCGTGGCTCAGGGTTCGGATATGGTGGTGCTCCGGGGGCATACCTGAAGGAGCGTGATTATCTGTTATTCGTATTGGAACATGTGTCCGATACTTCAGACTACGAGCAGATAGAGGCTGCACTTGATAAGTGTGAGCGTATTCTGGATGAGATGCTGAACCAGGTAATCGAAGACAAGAGGGTGAAAAGACAATGGCTTGCCTTCACGCTTGAAGAGGTGGAAGCGGATTATGTGGTGAATAATGATAACCAGCTTTACGGGGTGGTCGCGGCAATACACTTATCGCAACCCTATAAAGCTATTAACTGTAGGAAGGCATTCAACTGATATGGCGGATACGATTGAAACACTTAAAGAGTTAGCCCAGCAGGTACGGTATGCTACCCGGGAGGGAGAAAACACGGGAGAACGTGTCGGACGTACCTTGGTGGGCATTTTGAATCTGTTATCACAGTGTTCTTTAGAAGAACTGAATAAAATTTTCCTTCATAAATCCAAGCCTGATGAAACCCCTTTCCTGCTGAAGTTATTGGGGGGTGCCGAAGTTGGTGAAACCATCGACTCATTAGTTGCCGGGAAAGGTATTCTACTTAAAGATGGCCGTGTACAGGCTGATACCTTGGAAGCTCGTTTTGCTCTCATTGTTCAGGAAGTGATCTTCAACCGTTTGTCTGCTATGGAATCAGATTATTCTTTTTCCGAATCTGGCACGATTGAGAGCGTCGAACTATTGGAAGATGGTACCTATCGTTTACCACTTCGTAAACGTTGGGAAAATGACTTCACGGCATTGGCTGAAAATGATGTGGTCTATGGAGTGGCCAACATCCTCGCTTCCGGAGATGGTGATTATTACACTTCATGGTTACGTGTTTTACACGTTGACACGTCAGCAAATACAATCAATGCTGTTATGTATCCTGATGATGAAGTACCCGGTGGCAAGAATTATCCTCCTGAACCGTTGATGATTATAAGTCATCGGGGTAATCCAGTGAATGAAAACCGTCAAGGATATTGGTATTTATCCAGTCGCGAAAAGTGTATATGTATGCTTGATGGTGTGACAAAGCCTATCCTGGAAGAGAATAACTATTCCATCCTCATAGGCCGTTTGAAACACTTGTCTATATTCGACAATCTTCCAATCAATTACCTGCATACATACGTGTACTGCCGTGGTATTGCTGTTCAGGATATCCACCGTATAGATTACCAAGGAATTCCTGTACGAGCAGAAAACAATCGTGGCAAATGGAGTGCCGAGGAAGCTGTTAGTGATCCTTATAAATCCACTCTGGATATGTATGATGCCGTTTACCATTATGGCTGTAAATGGATGTGTCTTACTACCGGTACCACTGATGTGCCCAGGTATGGTAGTGTTGGTTGGGCTATGATTGAGGGAAATCCGGATTTCACTATAGACATAGAAAGTACCAACGGATGGCATTTTGATGCTGAGAAATTCACTACAACCCTTATCATAACCGGTGATCTTTACAATCAGGATGTGACCGATCATATCCTCGACGAAGATATTGAGTGGACAAGAGACACCGGTGATGTGACAGAGGATAATGCTTGGGCAGTGAAACGTGCCGATGCCGGAAAATCCTTGCCTCTAACATTGGATGACCTTGGTCCCAACTATATGAATCTGACTGGATGCAAGTTTATAGCAAGAGTGCTGTTGCGTGACGGACAGAATAATCATGAGACAACAGATTATGTACCTTTTTAAATTGTAAGATTATGGAAAAAATTGGATGCCTTTTTTATCCGCATGTAGTGGAATACTCATATAGGCTATTAGGAGTTTTCTCTATGCGTTCGATGAGTATAGTTCACGTAGAGAAATTCTATGGCGAAGAAGCATTAAAAAAAGCGGTTGAGAAAAAAACAGGCCGCAAAGTTGTAAGAATTATATCTCATACCTAATTATGCAGAGCAAAAATCGTAAAATAACGATCAACTATCGCCCTCTTCAGATAAGTGGAGACATCGAAGTTGTAGGCAGCGTACCGGATATGCAGGTGTATCAGGCTGATAAGAATGAATACACCCCGGACTATACGCTTACTCCCCTGACGCTCTTTCCACGTTGTAACGCCACCGATCCGGATGCAGTTGCCAAGCTTGGTACTGTCAATGCTTCATTGACGAACATGAAATGGTATGAACGTATAGGCGGTATTCGAACATTGATCACATCATCTAATACCAATTATGTAATTACAGATTCAGGATCGGAAAAGGGAAAGATTCAGATGAAGAAAAATGTCTCGACGATCAATCCCGTCACACTTGAATTTTATGCCGAGTATGTAGACAGTAAACGTAGCGGGCAAACATACGTGTACAATTTTACCCGGTTAATCCGTTCGGTGGATGGCAGTGAACCGACTCCTAAACTGATGATAGACTCACCTTCAGGTTTGGACTGGAATCCTCTGCGTGACACTGTACAGCAAACGATCACCGCTAAGCTGATTGTAGGAGATACGGATGTGACCGCTACGAATAAATGCAGGTTCTTCTTTTACCGGAAGCTTGAAAATGGATCGCTTGAACAGATAGTTGACGGTAACGGTGATAACGACTGGGAGTTTGTGTCGCTCAATAAGAATGTATTTACTTTCGACCGGAATTATATAGGTGAGGATCAGATATATGTCTGTAAAGCCTCTTATTCCAAGGATGGCACTCCGGCTTCTACACCTGATGATGGTATTGGCTATGTATCTACTACTATCCGCCGCCGGATACCTTCAATTGAAGTCGACTGGAAAGGTGTACCGCAACAGGTGGCCGATGGCACGACGGTAATATATCCAAAGCCTATAATTCGAGATACGATAGGTGATATACCTAACCCTTCCGAGGTACTGGATTGTGAATGGAGAACCAAAGCGGCGGGGGCTTCTTCGTACACGTTGGTGGCAACCGGCTTCAATCCGAGTATCCCTTTCACTGACGGGATGATGCTCGATCTGACAGTAATAGACAGAGGCCCCTATGCTGCTCTGGTAACGTCTGACGGAAAGTATATCGTAAACAGCGATAACAAGTTTATCGTTGCAAGGAAAAGAATTGTTTAATTTTAAAATACTTGATTATGGCATTTTATATCAAAGTAACCAAAGAGGTGGCGGATGCGCTCGATCTGACTGCTATCCGTAATAAAACAGCAGATGGCAATGTGCTGTTATGGCAGGCTGACGTAGCGGGCTTTCCCGGTGATACCGTGTTCGAGCGTGCTGTGGAAGTAGGCGGTGTCTGTCTTACTCCGCAGCAAGCGAAGGCAGAGATCGACGGAACAGACAATCCCACTGAGGTTAGCACGCCGGATAAATATAAAGTAGAAGATCCTGAGGAATCTGATAATACAGAAGGGGAGGTAACCAATGAGCATAGCGAGTAAAGTCGGACAGGTGACCTTTTCGCAGAAGTCCGGTGTATATATGGCGGCAATCCTGTGCGATAAAGGTGACTTATACCAGGAATATGACGGTGATTCATCCGCTCCTACAAATATTGCACCGGATTTTACGACATTGAAACCTACATTGTCTTTCCTGCTGACTTCCTCCCGTGTAGCTGAAGGAATTGTTGTGCCATCTTCCATTAAGTGGTATTTCAACGATGTGCTTATTAATTTCACGTCCAATGTATCAACAAATACCTTCGGAGGTGAAACCGGGCACTTCAGGTTTGTGCCGTATGCTGCCGGTACTACAAACTATTACGGCCTTCAGGTAGTCAAGAACCTTGTGAAGGCTTCTGCTGGCGCAAGCTGTACGATCAAAGGAGTGGCAACGGTGACAGTCGGTAATGTTTCGGATGAAATACAATGGGTTTATCCTATCCCGATAACAAAGGGAGTCGGAAATCAGAAAGTGGTGACCATCATGGCCGGCGATGACAAGTACTTCGCCATCCGGGAGAAGGGAGGCAGTGTTATATTGTCAGCCGTTGCCCGTTTGGGAGCTTCGGAACTGACAGCCGGTTTATCATACAAATGGTACAGGATGATCAACAATGCATGGAACCTGATCAGCGGACAAACCGGAAAGAACCTGACGGTAACGGACAGCATGGTGGATACTACCGGCATATTCAAGGTAGAGGTATATCAGGATTCTACTCTTATTGGTTTGGATACTCAGACGGTAATCGATTTGTCTGATCCCTATGACATCATAACCAATCCGACACCGGAAGATGAGACCATCAGCAAGGCAGGAGATACGGTAGTCTACAGGCCTATTCTTGTCAAACGTGGAGAGACAACGAAGGCCAAGGATATGACATTCTATTTTGTTTTCATGGACAGTGCCGGCGTGATACTTAATCCCTCTACGGCTAATACTCCTTCCGCCTCCGGTACCTGTACTTATGAAATGTGTCAGCAGGCAGGTGGCAACGTGGCATGGACAATAACAACTAAAGATTGATAATATGACATTAGCAACAAAAACAGGAGAAGTTAAATTCCTTCAGCAGGGGAAACGAGGTATGTTGCCATACCCGGCAGGTGAATATGACCTACATACATCTTATGTTTGTACGGATATGCTCGCTCCTTATGTACTATACAATGGTATCTATTATGTGATGAACCAGGTCACAACTTGGGTCGGTCAAGGTGTTCCATCAAACATCAATAATCCTCAAAAGGATTATGCTGTCAATGGAACTAAAGCCACTTGGATACCATTTGAAGGCTATAAGGCTATTTATGTGGAAATCTTGATGGCCAATTTTGCTAAGCTTGCAAGTGCTGTATTCTATGGACAGTATCAATTCTCACAATACGGAGAGGATGCTTCAGGCTCTGCTGTAGAAACGGAAGGTGGATACAAGGATTTTAATCCGAACGATCCGATGAATTCAGCCAATGCATTCCGTCCCAATCTAATGCTCGATTTTCTGACTGGAAAAGTATACTGCAAGAGCCTTGATGCCAGAGGAAGTATTTATACTCCTTATTTAAACATCCCCTTGGAACCTGATGTGGAAACAGTTATTAAGGTACGTGGAAGAATGAATGGATATATTACATGCCTTGGAGTTTCTACGCAGTCACATACATTGTCACTGCCAAGAGCTGTGGATATGGATGCTGGAACTGAACTCAATCTGTATTATTATGTGATGCCTGGGAGACTCGCGCCAAGTCCGACCATCAAGATCTATCCTGATGGTGAATTCCTGCCACATGGGCTAACAGAGTTTAGAATGCGTAGTAACACGGAAGTCCAGTTGAAAGTTGTTAAGATTGGAACTGCCGATGCTGATAAGATGTGGATGATTCTGAATGCACCGTACAATGGTTCTATTGATTTATTTCCGTGTGTTTTGGCACAGGGGTATGTTACAGGAACATCCACAGGAGCTACCATTGTGGCGACTACATATGATGGATCCAGTCTTTCAGTCTCAAGGGTTGCAGAAGGACACTATCGCATAAAGATACCATCGTCCTGGAAAATGGACCACTATAAATACATCGTGATGCTAACCGGCATAGGTGCTGTATCGGGCGGTCCTAATAGTCCTACAAAAGCTACCTTAAAAGAGCAGTCATATGAATATTTTGATGTATGGGTATCTGATGACTCATCAGTTAACGACGGTAGCTTTTCATTTATGATTTCAGATACATATGCCTGGGGAAATAATGGTGGCTTTTTAACGCCTACTTGATGGGATGATTTTAAATGAATATTATTTATAAATAGTGATTAAAAACAAAATGTTAAATTGGGCCGATTTTCATCGTAGAAAAAACGCCCGTTAAAAGTACAAGGGTATGATAGAGAAGATACTTTTAAATAATGCACTAAATGAATGGCCTGATTCAAATTCAATATCAAAGTTAGTAGGTCTGAATAATGGAGTAGGAGGAAATATCACTCCTGGTAATATTCTATCCAATCAGCAAATAGCTAAGGATTCTTTTTTAGTTGGAGATGGAGGGATGTCTTATGCCGCTATTAAAAGTTTAGGGAGAAAGGGAGGTGATGGCGAAAAATCTGTTTTATTGGTAAGTAGATATAATAGCAATCAAAGAAATGATTTTTGCGGGATGCTGGGTAGGATGTTTGCATTGCGCGGGCATGCTGCTGCTGGATTAGCTGTCTACATGTGTGATGTCGTTTGTGTAACAGCCTATAATGCTTTCAAATTCTCTCATTCGGACGCATCTATGAAATGCGGTAAATGCACATACAATGGAGATAATTATATTGCTATCCAACTTGGAAATTCCGCCTATTTTAATATCTTTTTCACGGGATTTTATTCAGGTAATTGCGTATTCCTTAACGTTCTTGAATCAGAAATCACATGGATCGATTGATTGGCTGGGAGTAATCCCAGCTCTTTTATTGGAAACTGATATAGAATCGGAATTGATTATTACTCTTATTTTGCACGACAAATTTCATTTCCCCCTTTTTATATACATTTCCCTTTCCGGCTGTATCTTTTACTGTTGATAAACTAAAGCCCATATGATCACTTATTTCAGAAACAATATTAAGAGCTATCGTTCCAAGAAGTATAATTGAGGAATATCCTTTTTGAGAGGACCATAGAGCTATCATACCATAACTGTAATCAAATTCCATTTCCAAATCTTTATCTAATTGTATATATCGTTGATAAGGGCTTTTCTCCGTAATAACAGGCATTAATCCTTTTGCCTGCCTTGTAGCCGTAGGGATAGCCTCTCTAATACTATCAACAACGATTGTATCCGTTACTTGTATCTTCTCCATACCCTTGTACTTTTAACGGGCAGAAGAAATGAATGGAAAACAATAGCTTAATATAATTAGTATTATTCAGTAAAAGATATTTCCGTTAACGTGCTAATATCTATGCCTGTTTGTTCTTCCCAAATAAATTCTCCTGAGAATATGAAATCCAGTTTGCAGTAAATGATATGATACGCTGCTCCTATATAAGCATATACATATTCTCCATCATGGTAATACTTTATATATTGAACACTTCCACTGCGTTTATAAATATTTATAATAGACATTCCTTCTACGTTCTGATATGCATTTGAATAGATGCTAAACTCTGATATATCAGTTGATTCTCCGCGCCGAAATAACACGGTTACTTTACCTGAGAATCCTCTTCTTTTGCATGAAAACAATTTTATTAATTTATTAGGGGATTCACTTGTTTGTAATGACTTGGTTACATATTCTTGACTGTATAATCCGCTTTTATTTGTTGTGGCTATTGGCAAACTTACTCTTACTTGCTCAATCACACTTGTATCCGTTACTTGTACCTTTTCAATCATATCTTCCGTTTTTAACGGGCAGAAGATATGATATAAAAATAGGCGACCAAAGTCGCCCTTATTTAGAATGTAAATTCTTTAACAGAGTAGCCCTCTGGAATATCTGCACTGACTTCTTTTGGAGATTGGAATGAAAAACCAATATTGTTGCTGTAAGATATAGTAAAGTCATTGAGCTTCGGCGATGCAATATAAATATCCAACATGACTCTCACTTGTGTCGATACTTGATATATTATTCTCGCCTTTGCTATAGAGTTACTAATTCCTCCTTTTGCCAATTGAATAACAGCTTGTCCATTGCTATAACCATCTGCACTTACATAAAACAATTGAGAAGTAGGGGTGCCATTATTATAGTATTTACATATATTGATAATTGCTGAACTTGCAGTATTTCCAAAACTTCCTATCGCTATTCTGTACCACTTATCTTGCTCTAAACGACTTTCTGATGCAAATACCCCACATCCTCCACTATTGGCCACAATACCAGGTGACACAAGTATATCATTACCAGAGCCATCAACTGCTTTCACTCTGTTTAAACTATCTTTGGTTTCCAGATCATTATTGTAATCCTTAATTATAATCTTCTCTATCATACCCTTGTACTTTTAACGGGCAGAAGATATGACAGAGAAAGAATAATTGGTACAATTACGCTATATGATAGAAATTAATCTTACATATATAACCCTGGAAGTCTCTGTATTATTTTTTATGTAAATAGATCCATTTGTTTCTTTTCTATATATGCTAAAGGCTTGTTTATTCTGCTCTAAAAAACTCACTCCTGAAACATTATTCAAAACAACACCTCCCAAGTTACTATATAGTATGGCAACCCCAATTTCATGTTGTATAGATGCATTTTGAGCAAGTATCAAACATCCCTTTACTTCTTTTACTTCGTATTCTTCTAAAGGTGCAAAAGTCTTTGTTAGGTTATACGCCCCTATAGATTTAGCCACTTCCGAAATTGTAGACAAAATGCTGTTTCCACTACTATCTAAAGTTCTAATCTTTGCAGGTGTTCCACTCGGTAGATTTTTCTCTACTTCTGAAAATTGCATCTTTTCCATATCTTCCGTTTTTAACGGGCAAAGAAAGTGGTATAAAAAGAGGCGACCGTAGCCGCCCTCTTTTAAAATGAAAATTCTTTGACTGAATATCCTTCCTCTGGTGTCTCACTAACTTCAACTGGTTCTTGAAAAACAAAACCTATATTATTGCTATAAGCAAAAGCATAATAATTTTCGTTGGGTGCATTCACGAGTATCTCAATTATTGGACCTTCTGTTGTTGATCTCTTGTATAATATTCGAGCTTTAGAAATGCACTTGTCACCGCCGCAAGCGAGTTGAGTGATAACTTGATTATTCCCAAATCCTTCAGCAGAAATATAGAATAACTGTGATATCGCAGGACTGTTCACATATAGGTTTCCTACATTAAGTAGTAAACTGTTTGGATTGGCACCACTCTTCGAAGATGCAATCCTGTACCATCGCCCCCATGCTAATCGCCCAACTGTCGTTATTTTACCACATCCTCCACTGAAGGCAACAACTCTTGATGCCACAAGTATATCATTGCCAGCAGCATCAACTGCTTTCACTTTATGAACACTATCCTTTTCCTCTAAAGCATTATTATACTCTTTAGTCGTGACTTTCTTTAACATACCCTTATACTTTTAACGGGCGTATGAAGCACATTTTTTTCTGCTGGATTACTTTGCTATCTTCACAAGCAAAAAATGGTTTACGCATACATTAGAGTGAGTACCGATAAACAGACGGTCGAGAATCAGAGATTTGAACTTCAGAATTTTGCCAATGAACGCCGGTTGGTTATTAATAAATGGGTTTCAGAAACAGTATCAGGTACAAAGGCCGCTAAAGATAGAAAGTTAGGACCACTTTTAAAGAGAATGAAGAAGGGGGATACGCTTATACTTTCTGAAATTAGCCGGTTAGGTCGTAATCTTATGGGAATTATGAGTATGCTTCATCTTTGTATGACAAAGGAAACCTTTGTTCTGACTGTTAAGGAAAGGTATGAACTCGGCAATAACATCAATAGCCAGGTACTGGCTTTTGCTTTCGGTTTATCAGCACAAATAGAGCGTGACCTTATCTCCCAACGTACTAAAGAAGGACTGGCACGGCGTAAAGCAAGTGGCCAACAATTGGGACGTAAGAAAGGTGATAAGAATACGCACTATAAGCTATCAGGCAAGGAAAAACTTATCCGGACGATGCTCAATTATGGTTTTCCAAAGCTGCCATCTGTCGAAAATTGAAATGTAACTTTAAAACACTTGATGATCATCTTGTGAGAATGAATGTCCTATGTACAGATTGAGCTACACCATACATTTGCCTATATTTCATTTATTTAGATATTATGGCAAAAGCAGAAGTTTTATTCAAGATCATCCGCAAATGGGAAGGCGGATGGAGTGACCACAAAAACGACAGAGGTGGTAAAACCAACATGGGTATTACTTTGTCTACATGGAGATCATGCGGTTATGACAAAGACGGTGATGGCGATATCGATGCGGATGATCTACGATTGATTACTCCGGAAGATGTATTCAATATCTTCAAAAAGTATTATTGGGACCGTTATCAGGCTGACTTTATACATAGTCAGCCCATTGCTAACATTTGTGTGGACTGGGTATGGGCTTCCGGACGTCCTGGAATCACAAGAGTACAGCAACTCCTACAGATTAAGGTGGATGGTATTGTAGGGCCTCAGATGGTTGCCAGTATCAATCTGGCCAACCAGCGCCAGTTGTTTGAAGCCATCAAGGCAGACCGGATTCGGTTTGTTGAAGAAATCTGTAAAAAGAATCCGTCGCAGCTTGTGTTCCGGAAAGGATGGTTGAACCGGATCAATGATTTCAAGTTCTCCGTTCGCTAATTTCTTGTCCTTTTTTCCACTCTTTTCAGCCTTTAGTTTTGTGCCTGAAACTAAAGGCTTTTTTTATGGCTATCATTGAAGAAAACAGGTTAATGAGTCCCGCTGAATATAATAAGGGGGTGGAAAATTGGACTCATAAAGTTCGGGGAATATCTATAAATATCCTACAACGTACTCATGCTTCAGGCAAACTTCGTAGTGGACTACAAGCACGTTTGCTAAATGATCGTGAAGGTGGACCGGCTTATGTAGGGCTTGGCTTTCGCTTTGAACGTTATGGAGCATATCGAGAATACGGTGCCGGACGTGGATACATTGTTAAAGATGGTATCATTATGAAAGGTCATTCGGCATGGAGTGACAAAAAGAAGCGTCAGGAGCTTCGCTCATTGCGTGTTTCGGAATACCGCATCAGGCGTATGCGCACAATTGACGAACACTATGCGGTTATCCGCCGTACTCCATTACCTTGGTTGGATCCGCCCATTGTAGAAAATATAGAATCATTGGCCGACCTCTCCGGAGAATATTACGGAGACCAGGCACTCAAAAAAGTACTTCAGAAATTTGATAGAATAACAATCGAGAAGCGTTATGGCAAAAAATAACAAAACTGTCAAGAGAGGTGTGTATCTCTATATTGACGGAAAAGAGATCAAGAATGACATAAATTCCATTGATTTGGAAATGAAGCGTCTCCAGCGTGACATTAAGGAAATGACACGCGGTTCCGAAGAATACAACCGCACTATGGCGAAGATACAGCACCTTCAGGGCATACTCAAACAACATCGCCAGGAGATCAAAGGTATCACTACCGAGACCAAGAAAGCAACGATCAGTATCGGCAGTATGGTAGATTGGTTTAACCGCTTTGGGGGTGTAATCCTTTCGGTGATCGGTTTTCTGACCGGTTTTACTCTTGCATTACGCGCCATCAGAGATGAGCGCAACAAGTTAGAAGAGTCACAAGCCGGGCTGAAAGCTTTGACCGGACTTGATGATGATAACATTGCTTGGCTGACCGAACAGGCAAAGACGCTTTCTACCACCATGACAAAAGAGGGGTTGCGTGTCCGTCAGTCGGCGGCTGAGATCCTTGATGCCTTCATGTTGGTGGGGTCGGCCAAACCGGAATTACTCGGAGATAAGGAGGCATTGAAGCAAGTGACAGAAGAAGCTATGCGGTTACAGGCGGCTGCTAAGGATATCACTCTCAATGAGGCGGTTGATTCGCTTACTTTGTCGCTCAACCAATACGGCGAAGCTGCTGACCAGGCAGGCCGCTTTGCCAATGTGTTGGCCGCTGGTTCCCAGGCCGGTTCCGCCAATATTGCAAGCCAGGCAAAGGCAATCCGGAATGCAGGCACGGCAGCAGCTTCAGCAAATGTTCCCATTGAACAGACGGTTGCTTTGATTGAAACGCTTGCCTATCGGGGTATAAAGGATGAAGTGGCCGGAACGGGATTGAAGAGGTTCTTCCTAAAATTACAAACCGGAGCGGATGAAACGAATCCTAAAATTGTGGGATTGGATAAGGCTTTAGAGAACCTGAAAAATAAGAATATGGATGCCGGTACTATTAAAAATATGTTTGGTGAAGAGGGCTTCAATGCCGCATCCGTAATCCTTCAGAACACGGAGATGGTGAAGGACTTCACAGCTGCCGTTACCGGTACGAATGTGGCGTATGAACAGGCCGCAATAAACAGTGATACGGCACAGGCAAAATTGGAACAGGCACGTAATAAGATGAAACTTGCCGCCATTGATCTGGGTGAGAAGTTGAATCCGGCTTTAACAGTTAGCACCAATATGCTCACCAATGTCATCAAATTCCTGCCCGGACTGATTGATTGGTGTAAAGAATGGGGTGGTACTGTATTGTGGCTTAGTACGATATTGCTTGTATATGCTACCCGGCTGAAGATAATTACAACATGGTATTCAATTTGGAACTCGCTTACCAAAGTTGCAACAGTTCTCAATTTGGCTTATGCCGCATCAATGAATACACTATCCGGTTATACTGTGACATCATTCGGAAACCTGCGTAAATTGTCAACTCTCATGCAGGGACATACAGTCTTGCTAAAGTCACTACGTATTGCCACTTATTTATATGCTGCTGCCGTGCAGGTTTTACGAGGTCGTGTTGACCTGGCTGCAAAATCCATGAAAGCAGCCTGGGCTATCATGGCCAGTAATCCGGTTGGTTTGCTGGTAACATTAGTTCTTGCTGCTGCTACTGCGTCCTATAAATTGACGCAACGCACCAAAGATTATTATGATCTCAATAAAGTCAATGAAAAAATTACAGAAAAGTCAAATGATGAATATGCACGCCAATCATCTCTTGTTGAGCAGCTAACAAAAAAGATACATAATAATAATCTCTCAAATTCCGAACGGAAAAAGGCAATAGAGCAATTACAGGCCATTATTCCAGAATATAATGCTGAGATTGATAAAGAAGGAAAAATCATTAATGAGAATACAGAAGCGCTTGACCAGTATAATGCTGTGTTGGCAACCAATATCGAATTGAAAGAGGTTGCCGACGAACTGGATAAACATCGGATCAACTTAATGCGCCTTCAAAAATCCCCGGCATTAAGTGATAATTCACCGATGGGGTCGATGGCTCGCGAGGATGTTCGCAACAAGATTTCCCAAGAAGAAGAGATTGTTGCATCTTTAACTGCACGTTATAAGAAACTGGTACAGGAAAAATGGAAAGCATTGAATCCAGGCACGCCTAAAAACAATCCCACCGGAGGCAATGGTGGTGGAAAATGTCCGAAATGTGGCAATGATCCTTGTACTTGTGAAGAAGACGAGGCCAAACGTAAAGAACGTATTCGCAAAAGATTGGAACAGATTGAGACGGAATCCCTTAAAGAACAGGCGGAATTGAAGAAACAGTATTTAGCCAATGATAAGATGACACAAGCTGAATACCTGCAATTCTTGTCGGACTTGGAAATGAAATCTTTGAATAAAAAACTTGAGATCGCAGGTTTGGAGCCTAAGAAACGGGAGGAAATATCCAATCAGATACTCGATTTACAACTGAAGCTGAAAGAAAAGTGTCTATCTGAAGATGCCAAAGAGAACAAACAATATCTCTCTAATCAGGAGAAAAGAATGCAGTTTGAGGTGAAACAATTAGCCAAGGATTATAAAGATCGGCTGATTTCTCGTGAGGAGTTTTTAAAAAAACTACTTGTTCTCCAAAAAACATATAGTAAAGTTTCAGAAACCCCGGAATCATTAACCGAAGAACAAAAAACAGATATCGAAGCATATCTGAAGAAAATAGACGAGGTCATCAATAAGTATCGGGAAGCCACAGAAGAGACCGAGAGATGGGAGGAAATAGTTAAAAGAGCATGGAATGATGCCAGTGAATGGGCTGATATGTCGTGGGAAAACATGGCAGACCTTTTAGGTCGGCTCATTGAAGACCTAAAAAAAGTTGGAGAAGAAATCCTGTCCACAGAAGAAAAGCTTCAGATACTTTCCGTTTTAACCGGTGCTTATTTCACGCAAATGGGAGCGGCCATAGGAAAAACATTCGGTGGTGCCAAAGACTCTTTAAAAGACTTTCTGAAAGAATCGTTAGTAATGGTATTAGAGGTCATACAACAACAACTTATTGCAGAACAAATAGCTGCAATAGCTTCAGTTACTATGAAAGAGATTACGTCGAAAGGATTTATTGGCATAGCTACCGCCGCTGCCAAAATAGCTCTGATCACAGCTGCTTTTCAGACTGCCAAATCCGCACTCGGAAATTTTTATACCGGAGGTTATACAGGATCCGGTGCCTGGGATCAACCGCAGGGTATCGTTCATTCTGATGAATTTGTAGCCAATCGTTTTGCAGTGGCCAATCCGAATTTGCGGCCGATATTTGATGTTATCGATGTGGCGCAACGTACTGGGAATGTTGGTAACTTAACAGCTGAAGATATCGCAGCTGTGGCAGGATCCGGAAAAAGTACGCGTACCGTTCCAGCTAAAGCACCTGGAGCCAGTGCCACAACAACCACTAATGATCCGGCTATGGTGGCAATGCTCGTTGAATGTACCCGTGCACTGCGTAAACTTAAAAATCGTCTGGATGATCCGTTAGTGGCGGAGACCTATGTAACCGGTAAACGGGGTATCAACCAGGCACAACGAGAATACAAAAAATTAGAGAATAACAAATCACGCAACAAGCAATGACCAAATTGTATATAAACGGCCAGTTGGCTATCTTACCCGAAGGGTTCAATATAACTTTCACTTCGGAGAATCCTTATTTCACCCGCAGTTCCAATTATTCGTTAGACATAGAACTCCCTATGCCGGCTAATCATGTCATATTCGGACATATCAACCGGATGGACGTAACAAAGAAAAAGACCATACTTTCCGCCATGCTCATTGTTGATGCCCGGTGTTTACTTTATGGAAGTGCTGTTTTGCTGTCAGTAGAAGATACGCTTGTCAAAGTACAGCTTGTTTCAGGAAATGCAGAATTTAATCTTCTGACAAATGACACGATCTATATTGATGAACTGGATTTAGGCAGCGTTGGCTGGCCTAACAATAATCAAAACTATTTCCAACCGCCTGCTAATATGGTAGGTTATTATGGTTCAGTGGATGATGTTGAAGTTGTCTGGCTACCGGTATTTTATCAGGAAGCACAATGGAAGCATCTGCAAAATGATGCTATTTATGAATTTGGAACAAACAACTTTACACTATGTCCGTATGCCGGTAAACGGTGTGTACAACCTTATCTTGTGACTGTCATAAAGAAGATAGTCCAACATTTCGGCTATACGTTTGATACGTCATTTTTCAATGACAATTTTCTGCGTAACGTCTATATTTGTAGTGCCGTGAGTTCGAATAAGATTGCTGATGCCTTACCGCATTGGACAGTTTCCGAGTTTTTCGATGAATTGGAGAGGTTCCTTTGTGTCGTTACGGTAGTTGATGAACGTACCAAGGTGGTGCGCCTTGTCAGTTTGAATGAATATTTTTCCAGTTCTGAAAAGGAAATCATTGATAGCACTGCATTGATCCGTGAGTTTACCGTAGAAATTGAAGACACAAAAAGTAATAAAGACCTTAGTTCCGGCAATGTAGGATATGAGTTACCATCACATACCGATGATGGTTATTTGCGCCTTGAAAAAGACATCTTTGATGCAGCTTACAAGTTGGAATGTGACTCCTATGACTCAATGCTTGCCGCTTACAATGGAATGAATGATAGCAATAAGAAAAGCACACTCTTTGTTGTGGGTAAACGGTTTTACATTAATTATAGTGAAAACGACAAGAACGTACTGCGTGAGGTCAATTTATATGCGGATCTGATACGTAATCCGGAATCTTCCAGCATAGATACTTCTCTAAAAATAGTCCCGGCTAAAATCATTCAGTTCAATGTCGGGGTATATGGTTCTGTTGCCGAATATGATTTAAACCGCCCGTATGCAGCCATGTTCTTGAATATTCCGGTGGTAGGATATCAGGCTACTGTTGCTAAGCAAGAGCGCTTCAATATCCAAGAGGCAATCAGCGGCGATGTGGAGCTGCAAGAAAAGCAAGAGAAAAATAAATATATGGAGGTGGCTATCAATACCGGCAAGTTCAACCGGCAGGATGTGACTTATAGTGGTCAAGTACATTCGTATGAATATGCTTATCCTTTTACAGACTATCAACAGAAGACTACAGCGCAGCTCACTGATTTTCTTCCGTATTCGCTCAGTATGAATGACGTTTGTCCGGACAGCATCGGCCATCAGTTGTCAATACTCAGCTTGTTTCATTCAGATGTGCCCTATACTATACGGTTCCAGGCTAACCGTTTGCCGGATGTTAACAAGGTATTTCTTATTGCCAATAAGCAGTATTTGTGCGAGAAGATTGAGGCGGAAATAGATGCGGATGGGTTGAACAGGGTGCTGAAGGGGACTTTTTACAGGGTAGAATAAAAATCCCCGTAGCGGTTCATACTACGGGGATAAGTGTCAATAAAACGTCTCTCAAGATATGGAGAGTGAACCTAATTGTTTGCTGATGTCCTGAAGAGCAAAATTAAATGTTTCCAAGTCTTTTTTGCTAAGTGTATAAACTTTGCCTCTTACTTTACTTCCGTTGATACGCTGGCTGAGCCATGCGGTACTTTTACCGAAATATTTTTTAGCAATGTAGCCTAACGGAATAATTTCTGTATAAGGGGCTATTTGCTGTTTTAATGTAACATAGTTGATCTGTTCTTCCGCCTCTGATGCAATTTCCTTGTAGCCATTGATTAAAAAATCGGCTATTGCATCGACATCTTTCTGATCCGTGTACTTGCTGGTTATCTCGTCAGAGAGCGCAACATATTTCTCCATGGCATCCGGTGCACCGGAGTGAGCGATTTCATGCAATTTCTTTAAATCATCTTTAAGTGCCATAATCGTATTGTTTTATGCTCCCCATGCGGGGAGCTTGTTTAACTTCATTTTTCCAATTCATTTAGAACTTTTTCCAAAAGTGCTATCTGTTTGTCTGTTTCAAGTTTGGCATCCAGGAGTTCATTCATTTTCTGTGTACTCATTTGGTTCCCTGCATTCTTGAAAGTGTGTTCATACATTTTAGATAACAATTTTAACTGGGTAAGTTTTGCAACCAGTTGCATTTTGGTTTCTTTTTCCATATCTCTTCGTTTTAATGACAATGCAAATATACATAAAGTTTTATTTATGTGCAAATCCCATAAAGAAAAGTTTATGTATTTCATTTTTTTATGTATTTATCGTGAATTGGGGTGGAGAAAAACAGGCTTTCTTTGGGATATTAATTTCAATTTTATATTTTTGTGGCATCTAATGATGCCAGTTGTTTTACATGACTTACATATAGTGCCTTTAGTATTTTCATCAGTCAAACATCGCGATTTTAAAGGCATGAGTAGCGCATCTTCTTGTAAGGTGTGCTACTCTTTTTATAATAAGAACCCTAACAAAAGACCAACTAATAAAGCTATGGGAATGGCTACGAGCTGTTTTCTAACCCGAGTTATGTCTTTAAGAAAAAGACATAACTTCTTTGATTATAACAGAAATATCATCATTTATAAAATACATAACAGCATTGTTTTTTGCAATAATTGAAGTTGAAGCGGAGAAATAAAAAATCTCCGCTTTTCTTTTGCTATTTCAAAATAAACCTGCATCTTTGCAGTGCTCTTCATTTTGACAAGGCGAGACTGTTCGCCAACTTTTGCCGTTGGCATTTTTTATGTCCAATGGTATCATATAGTTCCGACCCCCGTGTGGAGTGTTAATGCACCCACTGCCTTGTCAAGGTGAAGAGCAACGGGAAAGCGGAACTTTCTTTGTTTATAAGTTTTCCATTTTTGAGAGAAAGTTCCCTTTCCCGTTTTTAATAATATATTGTTTTATTTTAAATGCTCTTCATTATGACAAAAAAAACTCAAAGTGTCCGCGAACGCTATGTATCCGCGGAGAAGCTCCAGCAAGTATTTGCCCAGCTGGGCATTGAATTGTGCGCCGGACGTAAACAAATCCGTGCAACACAAAGTGAGAAATCCATTTCCATCTATGTCAATGGTGGGACAGTCAATATCACCTTTAATGAGAAAGGGGGTGAGGTATGACCAAAGACGAATATATCGCATTCCTGGAACAACAGAATATGCAATATTACAAGGAAATCCAGCAACTCACTTATGAGAAAGGCTACCTGCAAGGAAGACTGTTTGTTTTCATCCAACGCTATCCAAGACTGGGCATGGATATAGAAAAAGGCGGTAAGTATTATGAACTCAAAAGGAAAGGCGGTGAACAATGAGCAAGAAGATAGGATTCCGTTCTTACCAGGACAACGGAGAACCGGACAAACAAGACGAATTGGAGAAGCAACAAGCTGAACGGAAGAAAGCTATAGCCGAATTTATCGGCCATAACTATTCGCCTATTGGTACTACTTCGCAGAAGTGTTACAAGACTTCTGCGGAATTGGTGTACGATATATCCAATATCATTGCTGTCCGTCCGGCGGAGTTGGCCAAACAACTCAGTGATGCTGGCTATCGTGTGGAATATTTGGCAGGACAGCCATATTGGGTACTGTACGAGAAGGCATAAAATATAAACGAAACATTTTTTTTACATTTTTTTTGGAGGCTCTTGTCCGTGAGGATAGGGGCTTTCTTTATAAGTGACCTTCAAAATGCTTAGTTTCTTCATGTACTGTCAATGAACTTCCTTGTAGATACTTATTGGTGGTTGATATATCTGCA